TGCTTCTTCAGCAGATGCGTGGTTAGCCGTACTTGGACCAGTCACTCCGACATAGGAGATTTCATGCCTTCCGCAGCAAACATCACTGTCAAGAAGAACGACGGCACCACGGATATCGTTTGGTCATTGGTAAATCCCGCCGGGGCTGATGGTCAGGCCGCCACTTGGCGTTCTGACACCATCGTTGCCCCCATGGCGGGTCGACCAACGATGACTTTCAAAAGTCGCAACAACGGGCGTGGGAATGCTCGTCGTTGCGATCTCGAGGTGGTCTTCCCGCAAGTCTACACTGAAACGACCACGAGCCTGGTGAAGACGGCCAATAAGGCCATCGCCACCCTCTCGTTCCTGGTCCCTATGGGTATGGACACCACTCAGCTCAATGAAGCTGTCGCGCAGGCGATGAACCTGTTCGCTTCTTCGTTGATCAAGCAGTCTGTCCAGTCTGGCTACGCCCCCAACTAGGGCGTACCTACGTAGCTGAAGAGCTACATCCATAGGAGTGTTGAATGTCTCATCAATGTCTGGTGGACATTGCCCTCAAATTCTTTGAGGGCCTTGCTACGCCCCGCGCACTCACGTGCGCTATCCTTTTACGGAGCGGGGCGTATGACGACTTACTCGCTTTGAGAGTCGATCCAAAGCACTATACTGAGCGCGACTGCGAGAAGCTCTGGGCTGATATATCTGCCACAGAGTTCTTGCGGAAGTGTCGCGACCTACCTACCTCGGTGGATAAGGTTGCGAAGGCCAAGGAAGCCTTCTTTGAGGCTGAATTGGCATGTCTCCGTACCAACATCAGGCTCGACAAGTTCGTCCACGACGGTCTTTATGACCCAGGCGACGAACGCATCCGGAGCGTCTTGCTCCGGGCGCGTAAAATCTGTCGAACGTTGTTGGGGCCCATACCGAAGATTTTATATCCTCGTTTTGGCCCTGGTGCTACGGCAAGCGATCCTGGACGTTTCGCGACAGTGTGTCACAAAATGTCCTCGAAGCCTTCGATGACTTCTGGGGCGTGGCCGTTCCTCTTGGACTGGGTTTCTACCCAATGGTTCAAGAGTCTGGCTCACGAATTCCCGGATCGGTCCGATCCCGATCGAGTTAGAGGCAATCGTTTTACGACTGTCCCTAAGGACTCTGAGAAGGACCGGGGCATATGTATCGAGCCTAGTATTAATGTCTTCTACCAGCTTGGTGTGGGTTCTGCTATTAGGCAGCGCCTGCGCCGTTTTGGTATCGACCTTAATACCGCTCAAGCCCTTCACAGGCAGATTGCCCGTGAAGGCTCCCGTAGCGGGGAGATATGTACCATTGACCTGTCATCGGCGAGTGACACTGTAGCATATAAGCTTGTAAAGGCCCTGCTACCCTCAGACTGGTTCGATTTATTGGACTCGCTGAGGTCCCCCATGACTTTCATGGATGGGAAGTGGATACACTTGCAGAAATTCTCCTCTATGGGGAATGGCTACACCTTTGAGCTGGAGACACTTGTTTTTTTGTGTCTCATACTTGCAGTCTGTCCCGACCTCATGGCCGGGGTGGACGTGCACGTATTTGGCGACGACATTATCGTCCCCTCAAGAGTGTCAGGGCTCGTGATCTCCTGCCTCCGTTACTTTGGTTTTAAGTGCAATGCACGAAAGACCTTTGTTGACGGCGGCTTTAGGGAGTCCTGTGGAGGTGACTACTTCTTCGGCGTCCCCGTTAGGGGACACTATCTGAAGGAACCACCAAATGAACCACAAGACTGGATCGCGTTGGCGAACGGCCTCTATCGCCTCGGTAGCTTCGCTACTGAGCGGTTTGACCGTTTACGTCGTGCCTGGTTTGCCGTACAGGAGCAGTTGCCCTCGTACGTCCGCAAGTGTAGAGGCCCGGTGGGACTCGGAGATGCCGTCATTCATGACGCTCCGGCCCATCTGGCCCAGTACAGCCGAACCAAAGACAGCATTGTCTATTGGCGCGGTTATGTACCTGTGCCACGCCGAATACCTCTCCGGAGGTTTAAGGCCGAAACACAGCTCGCCGCCGCTCTGTACGGTGTACCAAGCGAGGGAGTAATCCCCCGTTCGGCTATATCCGGTTACCGAGTGACGTGGCTCGCATACTCGTGAGGGTCTGCGAGTGCTGTCTCTAGGCTTCATCTCCTAGGTCAGCAGCTTCTTTG